CTTTGGCCTTGGACAGACAGGGCAGAGGGAGAACAGGACGAACCTAATGAGCAAGGACTATATCCCAAATGGGATGGACCTTCGCTTTTTACAAGGCGGTCTGAAGTGGCTCCGTCAGTCTGGGCTATGGTCTACCAGCAAGAAGACGTCCAGTCCGACTCTATCTTCTCGCCAACAATTGTTGCTGGATGTGTTAACGGTATGCGAAAGCGTGGACCGCTTAGAAAAGACACGGCAGGCCACCCCAAGAACGTAGATTCAACCTATACCATTATTGGCTTCGACCCTGCGGTAACGGGACGCTCTGCTTTCGTAGCAGTATCTTATAACCGTGCAGATGGAAAAATTTACGTTTTGGATTGCGTCAACATGGTTGACCCTTCTCCACAAAAAGAAAACGCTCTGATTAAAGAGTGGGTGGAAAGATTTAAGCCACAAGAATTTAGAGTAGAAATCAACGCCCACCAGAAGTACTATGCTATGGATACAGAGTTGCGTGATTATCTAGCATCCTATGGATGTCAACTTAACTCACACTTTACTGGTAAGAACAAATGGGATGTTGGATTTGGTGTAGCATCTATGGCAAGCCTTTTTGGTTCAGCCAAGGATGGTAGATTCCAAGATAATAATATACTTGAATTACCAAGCAATGAAGGCTCTGAAGGCCTTAAGTCTTTAGTACAGCAACTTATCATTTGGAAGCCTGATACTAAGAACCCTACCGACTGTGTAATGGCCTTATGGTTTGCCGTTATCCGTTGTAGAGAACTTATGCAGACATCAAGTAGAGTTGGGCAGTACCAGACAAACAGATGGGCTACCAGAGCACAGATGGCTGGACGTGGTTCACTCAATTTAGACGAAGCCTTTGCAGAGCAATGGCAAGAAACTTATAGTTAGGATATAGATGGCATTAACAATTGAACAGATATCAGCACGGGTTCAATCCCTGCGTTATCGTAACAGTGAGAGAGATGCTCGTAATCTTGACGTACTTGCTGTTCGTAAAGGAAAAATTGCTGAAGTCTATCCAGACTTTTTTCCAGATGGTGTAGATGCTAATGTCGTTGCAAATTTTATTGATATCGTTGCCAGGGACCTTTCTGAGGTTATGGCGCCTCTTCCAGCGGTTAACTGCTCAGCCGCTAATCAGGTCAATGACCGTGCTCGTTCTTTTGCCGATAAGCGTACTCGTATTGCTAGCAATTATTTTTCACACTCTGACCTCTCGGTCCAAATGTACTCAGGAGCAGACTGGTATATAACCTACGGCTTTGTTCCGTTTATTATAGAATTAGACGACGAAGATAAACTTCCTCGCATCCGTGTAGAAAATCCTATTGGTGCTTACCCAGAGTTTGACCGTTATGGACGATGCGTTGCATTTGCAAAACGTTACACAATGACACTTGGTGAGTTAGTAGCACAATTCCCAGAGTATGACAACATACTACTTGGTGGGATGGGCTATAAGCAAGACCTAAATGGTCAAGTAGAAATTATTCGTTACTACGATAAAGACCAATCAGTTGTATATGTTCCAGCAAAAGATAATTTAATTTTATCACAAGCCAAGAATCCTCTTGGTAAGATGATGATAGTTGTAGCACGTAAACCATCTATCGATGGTGACCTACGTGGACAGTTTGATGATGTACTTGGAATTCAATTACTCCGCAACCGTTTCGCCTTATTGGCAATGGAAGCAGCGGAGAAATCAGTACAGGCACCAATTGTACTTCCACAAGATGTACAAGAACTCCAGTTGGGTGGCGATGCGGTTATCCGTACTTCCAACCCAGCGGGTGTTCGACGTGTGGAACTTACATTGCCACAAGGCGCATTCACAGAACAAACACTACTTAACCAAGAACTTAGAGTTGGTGCTCGTTATCCAGAATCACGTACTGGTAACATTGACGCATCTATCGTTACTGGTCAAGGTGTACAGGCTCTTATGGGAGCATTTGATACTCAAGTCAAATCAGCCCAAGCAATTTTTGCAGCAGCACTTCGTGATGTAATTAGTGTGTGTTTTGAAATTGATGAATTAATCTATCCAGAAGAAAAAACAATTCGTGGTGTAGATTCTGGTTCACCATATGAAATTACCTATAAACCAAGTAAAGACATTAAGGGTGACTATTCAGCCGATGTTCGTTACGGTATGCTTGCTGGTCTTAACCCAGCGCAAGGACTTATCTTCATGCTACAAGCACTTGGAGGCAAGTTAATCTCTAAAGATATGGCTATGCGTGAGTTACCATTTACAGTTAACGTAACTCAAGAATTAGAAAAAATTGAAATTGAAGATATGCGTACTGCGCTACTTGGCTCACTAACTGCATACACACAAGCAATTCCACAGATGGCTACACAGGGACAGGACGCATCTGAAGTCGTTAGAAAGATTGCTGCGGTAATCAAGGCTCGCCAAAAGGGACAAGCATTAGAAGATGCTATTGAGGCTACCTTTGCACCGCAACAACAAGTCCCTCCTGCTGGTGCCTCTAATCCAATGGTTGAGCAAACGTCCCCTGCTCCCTCTGGTGCCCCAGTAGGAGGCTCTCCTCAAGAAGAACCAATATCTTTACCCCCACAAGAGGAACCAGACATTCAAACAATTCTTTCCAGTTTAACAGCAGGTGGAAGAGCAGGCGGAAGAGTAGTAACCAGAGGATAACTAGGCGGGGGACATGACAACAATAATTGGCTTAGAGCATAAAGACCGCTGCTTCATAGTTGCCGATAGTAGAACTACGGATAATGATGGAAGAATTTACACTCATCCTCAAGTACAGAAAATTTCAGAAAATGGAATGTTTTTAATTGCTGGTTCTGGCGAAACATTACCTTGTGATATAGCGCAACATGTTTGGGAGCCACCAACTCCAACTAAGCAAGACCGAGAAGATTTATATCATTTTATGATAGTAAAAGCAATGCCATCTCTACGTAAATGCATGACAGAAAATGGCTACAATTTTGATGAAGACACTAAAGAAACTCGCTTTCAGTTTATAATGGCTGTTGGTGGAGAAATATTTGATGTCGACCAAGAATTATCTATAAGTAAATCTGCAGATGGAGTATACGCTGCAGGTTCAGGAGCGGCATATGCACTAGGTGCTATACATGCTGGTGCAGATGCATATGAAGCAATGGAAATTGCATCTAAACTTACAGCATTTACGGCAGGACCTTATATGTCAAAAGAACAACCTAAAAAAATTAAGTAGGAGGCGTCATGGCTGGAGTTAAAGGCAGAAGCGGTGGAGACCGCCCAGACGCACCTCAAAGTAATTTTGGCGTATCAGCAATGGGTGGTGCTGGCTCAAAAGAAGGACAACCTAAAAGATATATACCAGGAATGAAAAGTTTAGGTTCTACTGGAACTGAAACAATGATGCAACAAGGTGGAGCGGTAATGGCAGACAATAGAGCAAAACGCCCAGTAGGTGCCCTACCTAAAGGTGGCGGACAAGGTGCAATGGGACTTAATTTAAAAGGATTATTAGATGAAGATGACAATCCTTTAGAGCCAATGAGTACTGGCGTGGACTTTGGAAGAGGAGCGGGTTCTGACGCACTTCCTGGGTATGTTAGACCAGATACTAGGTCTATTGAAAACAAAGAGATAGTTATAAAATACTTACCAGCATTTGCTAATGCAGCAAAATCAAAAAATGCTCCAGAATCATTTAAAAGATTTACTAATTACTTAATGAGCAAAATTAATGTCAACGTCTGAGTGGCATCCTGGTAGTCTATACGATAATATAAATGTATTTGCTAACTCTTTAGGTTACGAAAATGCAGGAATAGCAATTACTTTAGGAATGATTCCTTGGGAATCAATAGAAGATAGAGATGCTTTTATAGAAACTGTTACTGGAGATATACCAAAAGGTGAAAACTCTACAAATTACAACATACAATATTAGGAGGCAATAGTGTCACTTTGGAATGACTTCCTTGACAATATTGCTAAACCAATAGGTAGCGGAATAGCAACTGGCGCTAAAGAATGGGCTGGTTGGTTTACTGGTAATATTCAAAGCCCAGCAGCAGCGGTTAGCAACATTGTACTTCCTGCCGCTGTAGATATTGGAACCAGCAAACAATTAGCCAATATGGGCTTAGAAAAATCTGCTCAAGAAGCAGTTAAAGAAAATCTTAAATATTCTGTTAAAAATCAAGCAGTAAGTAATGACATAGTATTGCAGATGGGGGTAAAACTTCATGATGAGTTTATTTCTCCATATATTACTAGGCCAACATCTACTTTAGGATTATTAACCGACTTAGATTCTCCATTATACGTATCTGAAGAATTCGAAAAAGGGTTTCAAGTAAAAGATTTAAAAAGAGCCTATAATCGTTCAGAAGAGATAAGTTTAGCACAGGCTTTTACTAAATCAGATTTAACACAAATAAAAAGAATTGCGGACGTAGTATTTGATAGAGGTCAAATAGATTTAGATAAAATAGACTTATGGGATAATGATGATGTTCAGGCTGCATTTATTGACAATAGTGTGGGAAAATATTTTACGGGAACACTTGATTTTGTGGGCGGCAATTTAGTAGTTGGTGGCGCCTTTAGTGCTATTAGTAAAGGTGGCAAACTTGCTGCTAAAAAAACTGGTTATACAACAAGAAATGTTGCTAGTAGCGAACTTGAAAAAAATATTAATGATGGAATAGCCTTTGGAACTGGGGTTGCTGGAGGAAAGCAAACAGTATCTGGCGATTTAATAACAAAACTTGCTGAAAGTACAGATGCTAATTATGTCGTAAAAACTCTTAAAAAGTTTACAAATAATGAAGATTTGATTGGTCCAGTATTAAGAGCAAAAAATCCTGAGACTGTAAAAGATTTAATACTTGCGGACAAAGGGTATTTGCCTGCATTAGATAGACTTTCAAAAAATGCTCCAGCAGATTTATATGAAATTGGCAACGTAAATGCAGTAATTAAAAACAAAATTGCTCAAACTGGAAGCATACCAGAATTTAGTGAGTCTTCTTGGTCACGTCTGAACGCTGCATTTGATGATGCAATTAATCGTGTGCCAGAGTACAGACAAATTAAAGATGCGCTTCTTGACCCTGCACGAGGCGTACCCAAGATGATGGGTAAGAATTATTCACCAATTGAACCTAAATTTGCTTTAGGCGCAAAGGCTGCAATATCTGCTGGAACTATAAGGCAAAGAATTATTGGCAACAGTTTAAATGGTCCATTAACTAGGGTTGTTAATTTTTCTGGTTCTCAATTACCTTTAGGTCATGTAACCTTTTCTGGTCTTCGTCCATTTGATGGTGTAAAAGAATTAAATGCTGTGTTTGATAGTATTGATGCTTTACGATATAGTAAAACGCCCTTTGCTGGGAAAGCAAATATGGTTGAAATAAAACCAGGCGAATTTATGAATGTTCAAGATTTTCGCAATAAGGCTATATCAGATTTTGTAGGCGCTACTGACGATATTGCAAGAAACAATGTATTAGATAAACTTGATGACCAACTCGGGATTGTTATAGCCGCTAAATATGAGTATTATGATGTTGTTAAAATTCAAGAGTTTGTACAACAAGCCAAAAATGAAATTTTTAAAAGCATTAACCAAATAACAAAAACTGGTTACGGTATGGATGCTCAAGGCATGAGGGTGTTAACTGACGCTCAAACTCAGAGACAGTTAATTGAATCCCGCAGAATGATACCTTGGAACTTAATTGAAAATGAAATTAAAAAATCATCATTAATTAAAGGACCAACAGTTACAAAGAGGGGTCAAAAAGCCCTTGTAACCACTTCTGAAGTTGCGCAAAGAGTTTTTGAAGTATCAAACAAATACTGGTCTATTGATGTTTTGGCTAGACCTAACTACATTCCAAAGAACAGCCTTTTTGAACCTTCCCTTAGTGCCGTAATGGCGCATGGAACCTCAATTGCCATAGATGGTATTCCTAGCATGACTAAAAACTTTATTAAAAATAATAAAAATAGACTTTTTGGTCAAATTTCTAAAAAGTATAATGCTAAAGAAATAACTGCGGTTAACAAAACCGTAGAAGGCTTAACCGACCAACTAGATAAAGCGGTTACTAACTTAAACAATTTGACAGC